AAAGAAACCTTTCCATCGCTTCTGAGTAGAGGGGCATTTTTCGTTGATGGATATGGCTGGCAATCGGAGAGATTGCCGACGTTGATACTGCACTGCAAGAGTTCCGCAAGTCCTGAAAAACTGGTGAACATGCCGGTGAGCATTAAGACAACGAAGATTTTATTTTTCATATACATGTCCTTATTGAGTAGTGCCGTCACTATAAAACACTTTCTAGAAGCTGCCGATTCGCAGCCTTTTTTATACTCTAAATTCAGTTGTGAGGACACTCACAGCGATAAAGGTTTATTAATGTCCGAGCAGGTATCACCACGGTCGCTGATTCCTGGGGCTGGATCACAATGTTGTATTTTATTGGTCTAAAAATGGTTAAATTCGCAAATATTGTTAAATGTCATCAGGATTAATCTGAGATGATGAATTCGCCCCTTCAAGAGCTAAGCCATTACGAGTGCCGGAGATAAGCGCCGGGTGGGGCAGGCACTACATCTTTAATTACAGAAGTTACTTGAACCCGCCAATGTGCGGGTTTTTGCGTTTTTGAGGCTGCCAATTTGGTGGCCTTTTCTCGTTTTGGCGGCCAGTCAATCAGCTAACCACTCATCCTTTCGCAAACGGACTGAGCCGCTAAACCCCTCACTACTACGCACCCAACCGGACAACCGGAGGGGGAGATTATGAGAATGGACAAATTGACTACAGGCATTGCGTACGGAGCCTCTGCCGGTAGCGTCCTGAACGGCCTGTTGAATGCATTTAGTCCGGATCAGTGGAACGCTATAGGTGTGCTGGCAGGTATAGCTGTTGCGCTCCTCACATACCTGACAAACCTTTATTTCAAAATTAAAGAAGACCGCCGCAAAGCACTCAGAGGTGAATGATGGCAACTCAGCCTGGTATCAAAAGCAAACTCAGCAAAGCTGTAATTGCTCTGATTATTTCTGGTGCCAGTGCTTCAGCAATCCTAGGCCAGTTTCTTGATGAAAAGGAAGGTAATCGCCTGACTGCTTATCAAGATGGCGTGGGGGTCTGGACTATTTGCCGCGGCGCAACCCGTGTTGATGGCCGTCTTGTTTACAAGGGAATGAAGCTCACAGCAGCGAAATGCGCCCAGGTAAATAAGCTGGAGTCAGATAAGGCGATTGCCTGGGTAAAGGGAAACGTCACCGTCCCGCTGACGCAGCCACAAATTGCCGGAATCGCTTCATTTTGCCCTTACAACATCGGTCCGGCGAAATGCTTTACTTCGACGTTCTACCGCAAACTTAATACTGGTGATAAACGCGGTGCCTGCTCGGAGATAAAACGCTGGGTGAGGGACGGTGGCAAGGATTGCAATATACGTGCGAATAATTGCTTCGGTCAGGTGCAACGACGTGATCAGGAAAGCGAACTGACGTGCTGGGGGTTGGATGAATAACAATTTATTGATTGTGCTGGCCTTCTTCGCTGGCGCTGCCCTTACCTGGTGGATTGAGGGAATACGCTGGGATGCTGACGTTTCCAAACTTAATGGAGCCCACACCGCAGAGCTGAAGAGACAAAGCGATCAGGCAGTGATTGACCTGACCAACCAGAAGAAGCGTACAGAAGCGGCACAGATTGCGTTGGCGGCGCTGGATGCGAAACACACGAAGGAAATGGCAGATGAGCAAACTAAGAATGAAAAGTTGCGCGCTGATGTCGCTGCTGGTACTCGCCGGGTGCGAATCGCCGCGGCAAACCTTGCTACCTGCAAACTCATCGGGAATGGCACTTCCGGCACCAGCAGCTTGGGCGATGCAGTACAAATCGACCTCACTCCTGCAGGTGGACAGACTGTTCTCGATCTCAGAGCAAGCATTATCAAAGACAACGAAGTAATAGAGTATCTTCAAGGCTACATCGAGTATTTAGCCAAACAAAGTACACCTTAATGGCCTAAGTTAACCCCATCAATATGAACTGAATGGGATGGATGTTGCGCCATTTTTACAGCCTCCCACTCGCTCAGGCTGTATGGCACCGCTTTCTGAATCGCGACAAAATGGCCCTTGTCATGGTTGGCTATATATCCGTCGATGACAGGCGTAAGCATGCAGTTTAAGGGGACTTCAAGGTTAGACTTAATCCATATCAAGAACTTTAAATCCCCCTCCGCCGTAACTTTTAATATTTGCAGGTTATCAGGCGTTAGAAAGATTCCATCCACAACTTTCCATTCCATCTTTTCTACTCTATTGGCATTGTCATCTAACAATAGAGCACAAAATGGTAATTTACGTTAAAAAATTAAAGATACTTGAGGTAGGTCCAAAGGCTGTTCTCAGTCTCAGAGAATCAACCAGCAGAGACGACGAAGTGATCCAATACCTTCAGGGCTATGCCGCTGAAGCCCAGAAGCGTTGCAAAATTTATTGAATAGAAATCAAGTGGATTCAATTGATTGAAAATGGTGACAAAGTTGTCAAAAAATCGTTGATTTACATGAGTATTTTTATGTGTTCTGATAGTTTTCACACCAGTAGGAGATAATGATGAAAACTTCAGAGTTAGCAACGTTTTTGGATTTAACTGACGAGCAATTAGAACAAATACCACTGGGGTTAGAAGACCTGAACGAGAATACAGGTAACTCTGGTGACACTATATATAACTACTATTTCGAAGTTCCTGAGTCGACTCCTTCAGAAATTTTAAATTCTAAAGGATGGGAAATTGGTGAAACAATCGAAGTGCCTCGAGATGTGGTTGAAGGTGATGACGAATACGAAGAAGACTGATTAACAATACTGTAAATAAGCTCAACACGAAAATTCGTTTTGTTCTTGAATCGACGAGACTTTACAGCAGGCATTAACTGAGTGCCTGTGATAATGGTTTATATTCGAATACCTTGAGAGCTATATTGTAATCTCGTTTAATTAAAAGGAGTTTACAATGTTAGAAGGTTATTTTAACGACACAAGCAAGAGCGTAGAAGAGGCCATAACTAAATCTCAACGTTTGCTAGCTGTACAAGCAGCACTTGAAATTGCAAAAGCTAGCGCTTCCTCCCCTACGAGTTCAACTGCAGCACACAAAATGAAATTTGATTTGGAGAATGCAGCAGATCAAATCAAAAACTTAGCAGATGCAATCCAAGAATCGCTTAAGTAAGAAATACAATCCCTATAACCGCCTTTTTAGGCGGTTTCTTTATATTTAATAACCAATCCAGGAGTAATTATGCAGGTCACTATCGATGGTGTCCCGTATGCGCCTGCGTGCAATTCTGGCGCTCGGATTGGAATCGCCATCACGACACACAACCGGCCTGCTGTTCTGGCAAAGACAATTGAACAGCATCTGAAATATCTACCGGCTGGCGCTAAATTAATCGTGATTGATGATGGTTCAGCGCCAGCAGCAACAGCCGCCGGTATCGAAATAATCCGGCATGAGAAATCGCTCGGGATCGTGGCTTCGAAGAACCGGAGCCTCGAGGCGCTGATCGATGCTGGCTGTGAGCACTTGTTCCTGTGGGACGATGATGCCTATCCGATCAGCGATAACTGGCATGTCCCATATATTGAATCGCCTGAGCCTCATCTGGCTTACCAATTCCTTGATCTCGCAGGCGCGAAGAAGCTGAACGATATGGCTGTGCTATATCGCGACGACCTGCATGTCGCTTACACCGGCCAGCGCGGCGTGATGCTTTATTACCACCGCAGCGCGATTGAAAAGGTAGGCGGCTTTGACCCGGTTTATGGGCGCGGTATGTATGAACATCCCGATTTGGCGCAGCGCATTCATAACGCTGGCCTGACGACGTGGGCAAATGCTGACGTGGCTGGTTCAAAAGCCCTCATTTATTCACTGGACGAACATGAAGCGGTTGAACGTTCTGTCGCTAGGTCTGACCGTGAGGCATTGGTTCGCAATAACGTAACCATCTTCAATGCCCGGCGTGATTCAGGTTATGCCGGTTATGCGGAATTCCGGCGCCAGCGTGATGTGGTGATCACTTCATTGCTGACCGGTCAGCCGGATCCTCAGCGCGGTGCCGTGATTAGGCCGGATGCATCTCTGCTCAGCACGTGGGCATCGTCAATCCGCGGCGCGGATGCTGTTGTGCTGGCTGACCAACTCAGCAATGCACCCGCGGGCGCGGCACTCGTTTCAGTTCCAGCTTTGCAAATGAGTCCTTACTTCGCTCGCTGGCTGCACCTCTACCAGTATCTCAGAGTTCACCCTGAATACCGCTTCGTGTGGTGTACCGACGGCACTGACGTTGAGATGTTGCACGAACCGTGGGAAGAGATGGAACCCGGCAAGATATATGTCGGATCAGAGCCTAAGACATACGCGGATCAGTGGATGCTGCAGAACCATCACGGCAAAGCTTACGCTGACTTCCTGAGCGAACACCGAAACAGCCCGCTGCTTAATGCTGGCCTGCTCGGTGGCTGTCGTGCGGATGTAATGGATTTTGCACACCAGATAGTCCGGCTTCATTACCTCAGCGAAAGCCACCGGTTCTGGGATAAGGGCAAGACTCCAGTGACTCAGTTTGATATGGGTGCCTTTGGCATCGTGGCGAAGTCATTCGGTGATCGAGTAGTAACTGGGCCCAAGGTCCACACCATTTTTAAATCTGACGGCATCGGTAAGGAGTTCGCATGGTATCGGCACAAGTGACCTTCTGCGTTGTAGGGCACCATAAGCGCCGAGACATGGCGACTCGCCTCGCTGACATGTTGTCCGCGCACCTGTTGATCGATGAAGAAGATCACGGCGCGAACTGGAATCACAGACGCGCTATTGAGTGGGCCAGACATCAGGACTGTCGCGTGGTAATACTTGAGGATGATGCTCTGCCATTACCGGACTTTACCCAAGGAGTGAATGAGTGGTTGGCCAAGTTTCCCGATAATCTCATCAGTTTCTATCTGGGTACTGGGCGTCCTCCGCAGTACCAGCAGCATATCGCAGCCAGCCTGATTGATGCCGATAGACGCCGAGCTGCCCACATCACGATGGACAGGCTAATACATGGAGTGTGCTACAGCCCGCCAGTTAGCGGACTAAGCCGCATCATGCAGAACTGGACCCGAACCAAGGCGGCTGACTATGCCGTCGGTGACGCGTTGGGAGGAAAGGTTATCTACCCCTGTTACTCGCTGGTAGATCATGCCGATGGCGAGACAGTTGAACGGCATCCCGACAACCAGCCAAGAAACGAACGCCGCCGAGCCTGGCGACTGACTTTATTTCCCGCTTGGAACAGCTGATGCAGAAGAAAGAACCTCGGGTATACGGCAGCAAGTGGAACAGAGCCCGCCTCGACTTCCTGAATGATAACCCGCTGTGTGTGATGTGTCAGGAGCAGGGGCGGACCGTGGCCGCCAGTGTGGTTGACCATATCGTTGCCCACAAACTTAAAGAGGCATTGCTCTCTGGCAATGTTGCCAGCATTAAGACAGCTCAGAAGCTGTTCTGGGACAGGAAGAACTGGCAACCGCTGTGCAAGGTGCATCACGACTCCACAAAGCAACGTATGGAGAAGAGCGGGCGCATCTCAGGCTGCGATGAGAACGGCCTGCCGATCGACCCGAACTCGCACTGGCACGCCGCCTGACGGCAGGCGATGGCAGAGACGGCAGAGGGGAGGGGAAATCTCTACCCCTCTCGCGCCAAATGACCGAGCTCCGTGCTTTGTACGCACAACCGCGAAATGAAAAGTTTTTTTCTGGGGCGTTTTTACCCCAAAAGCCAATAATTTCAACTGAAACCATTTTATTTGAAATTGATATTAATTCTCGTTTGATGGGAGGTTTCTATGGCCGGTCGTCGCCCGTGACTGGTGATATTGAAACCAACATCGATGCCATCTTGCAGAATGCACTAAACCTCAACTCGACCATTGATCACCAGTTCGCTCAGAACGGTGAGGTACGCGCTAATATTTTGACTGTAAAAACTACTGTCGCCGAGGTTGATCAGGCGATGGCTGATTTAACAACTCAGGTGCAGGCACAAATCGGTGACGTGACTGCGGCGCTCGAGGACAAACTGACAGCTGTTGTTGATGCCAGCGGCGCTTCAGCTATTTACACCCTGAAAACGGGCGTGCGGATCGGTGGAGTGATGTACAACGCCGGGATGTCTATTGCCGTACTGGCGCAGGCAGGCCAGCCGGTGGTGACGCGAGTGGGCTTTAACGCAAACCAGTTCGTGCTGATGTCGGGATCAGGTGACACGCAGTATTCACCATTTGCCGTGGTGAATGGCCAGGTGTTTATCAGTGATGCGTTTATCCAGGACGGGACGATTACAAATGCGAAGATCGGCAACTTCATTCAGTCTAACAACTACGTAGCGGGTGTATCCGGCTGGCGTTTGGATAAGGGCGGTACTTTCGTGAACTACGGTTCTGGTTCCGGCGGAAAGATGAAAACCACTAACACGACGATCAGTGTCGCTGACGCCAGCGGCGTACTGCGAGTCCAAATTGGTGAGCTGACAGGGGTATTCTAATTGGCTAGCTATGGTATTCAAACATGGAGCGCCTCGGGAACGCCGAATAATACTGGTTTAGTAAAGATCCTGATACTGGGTTCTGTCTATCTCTCAAAAGACCAGGTATCCGGGGCATGGTCGTATTCGGTACCGCCAGGTTATAAGGTGGCCGCGATGCAGTCGCCAGTTATGGGAGCCGAGCTTTCATCAGCCCGACGCAAAATAACCACGACAACGACCGGCGTCTCGCTTTCGAGCGCCGGTGCAGATTATTCAACCGGTACATTCACGGCAGCTGAGGGTTGGCTGATCGTCTACTTAGTGAAGCAATGACATGGCAAATTACGGGGCAATACTGGTCGATGAGTACGGTATTCCGTTCTCAACACCAGACACGACGCCGATGAGTCTGGTCTCAAAGAATGTGTACAACTTTGGCGGAAGCGGAGGTGATATTAATTTGGCCGTATCCGTATCCAGCCCCTTTGTT